AAAATAATAACGCATCGGGCGAAAATAATAACGCAAAACCGGAAAATAATAACAAAACTGAGGGATTTGTACCACAAGAGCAGCCTCAGCAGACCCGAAAGTTTTCCGATGGTTCAGATGTTCCTATGGCTACGGACAGTAAGGGAAGACCTACACCGGACTATGAGAAAATGACTCCTGAACAGAGTGCAGAGATTCTTACTGAGGACTTCGGGGAGAATGCCGAGAAGGTGGTGGACGGACAGATTCAGAAAGCAGAGAAGGCTTTGAAGGATGCCGAGAAGATGAAGGTGGACTATACCGCCGAGCTTAACGACATCATGGAGCAGGAGACTTTGAAGAATCAGACTGTTGAAGCTGCCAAGAAGCAGCTGGACCACGCTCAGAATATCAAGAAGGCTATGACTGCCAAGAAGGTTGCGGAGACTGTGGGTAAGACAGAACAGACCGAGGGCGCACATGAAGCTGGCAGCGTGGCTGCGCAGAAGTTTGTGAATGCGCCTAGACTGGTGGGCAACAAGCGCACAAGAATGCTGCCTGACGGAGAGACCAAGATTAAGGGACACTATGAGATTGTGCCGGCTGAAAGTCTTACTCCTTCTCACGATGTGAACAATGGCTATAAGAAATCTGAGGGATTCCCTACCGATGCTGAGGGCAGAACCGTGAATGACCGTGATTATGAACACGACAAGGCGGCTCAGCAGAATACGGACCAGATTGCCCGAAAGTATAACGGAATGGCTATCGAGCAGGTGCCAGTGGTATCTGACGAAGGTATCGTTTATGATGGCAATGGTAGAACCATGGCAGGACAGAAGGCTGCAAAGGAAGGCACGGATGGCGAATACATCAACGACCTTATGGAGAATGCCGAGAACTTCGGCTTTACCAGAGAGCAGATTGAGAAGAGCGGAATCGAGCATCCACGTCTGGTATTGGTGACCGATGAGAGATTGCCATACGATACGGCTACCTTCTCCAAGTTCAACAGAAACGAGAAGAAGACTCAGAGTAATACCGAACAGGCGGTTGCCAAGGCTAAGACCTTGACTTCTGACGAGGTAGGTGCTATTGTTGCCGAGATTGAGGGAAATGGTTCTCTTGATGCTTTCTTTAACAATTCCAAGGCAATAAATGACTTGGTAAAGACGTTAGTAGATAAAGGCATCATCGGACAGAACGAGGTGGCACAGATGATGGATAGCCCTGAGCGCCTTTCAGCACAAGGCAGGGAGTATGTGAAGAACCTTCTTTTGGGTTCAATCTTCAAGCCAGAGACTATCAGAATGCTGGGCATCGACTCTACGGTGAAGAATAAGGCTATCAATGCTGTCCGCTCGGTAATGGACAACATGAAGCTGGGCGGGTTCTCTCTTCGTGATGAGATTGATCAGGCTATCCAATTGCTCTATGAGGCAAGACAGGGTGGCAACAAGGTTGATACGCTGCTGAGAACACCATCCATGTTCGGTGAGGATGCAGCTAAGCGCTACCCTTCTATCTCTCAGATGATGGCTTTGGCTCTAGAAGGTAAGGTATCTGATTTCAGAGATTTGCTTGACGAGTACAACCGTATTGCTGCCGCTAGAAATACTGGCGAGGGCGATGTATTCGGTGAAACACCTACCAAACCAGAGTTGATAAAAGAATTTATGGACTTTAAAAAATGGCAAGATTATGGAACAGGACATTCAGAAAATGAAGGAGGCAATGATGTTTCAGGCGTTGAAGAACCTCAACAGGAAGCATCAGGAGGAAATGAACCGGCAGAAGCAGAGCGACCAAGAGTAGAAGAGGCTGACGACTTAGAAAACAAGGAACCCGAAAGTCGCATTGAAGTGACGGACGAGAAAACCGAGACCCCATCAAAGTACGGTCCTATCATGAAGCAAAAGATTGTGATTGATGGAGACAAGGAAGTGATGAAGGTTGGTGAGCCTAACAAGAAGGGCGAGTACACTGGGCCTTACTATGAGTATGATGGCAAGAAGTTTGGCGATCTGAATGAGGTTACTGAGTATATTGACAGCAAGAATGAAGAAGGTCCTCTCCCGCTCCTTCCAAAGGAAGAGAACCCAGACCCTCAGTTTAACCCGATTGAGGCAGCTGCAGCAGAGTTCAAGAAGGAGCATCCTCTGACTGAGGAGGAGATTAAGAAGGCAGACGTGGACGATTTATCCAAGGATATGGCGTTGGACTATCTGAACGGAGAAGTGACAGACGATTTGCACCGTGCTATCTACGAAAGCATCTATGCTAAACGCAATGGATTGAAGGCTGAGCCAAAGGTTGAGACTCCTAAAGCTGAACCATCCGCTGACCCAATGGAATCTTTCAGGAATGCTGCAGAAGGGTTCGGGAAGGAGAAGAAGGCTAAAGCAGAACAGCCAAAGAAGCCTCAGCAGACTGCTGACGATGCAGCAGTAGCGGCTTCTAACAAGAAGGTTAATGATCTTTGGGATATGCTCAAGAATGCTGGCAAGGATGAAATGTCTGCTTCGTTTGTTGGTCTTAACTCTAGACAGTTGGAAGTATTGCCTAAGCTGGTGAGCGCCATGGCAGAGAATGCTTACCTGAGAATCAAGAGAGGTATGCACAATCTTGAAGACGTGGTGAAGGACATGCGCAAGGAGTTTGCTCCTGCTGCCAAGATTTTCAAGAAAGAAGATGTGGATGCTATCTATGAGCAGATGATGAATATCCGCTATCGTGATGGTGAGCAGCGCATGAGCTTGAAGGAGTGGGCTGACTACTACGAGAAGACTTCACCTAAGCATCAGGAGAATCTGGTGGGCGACTCCAAGAGTGCCGAGGAAAGAAAGATGGCAGAGAAGAAGTTTATTGATACCGTGAACACAAAGTTGGGCTTCAAACATAAGTTTAACGGTATTGTTGAGCTGAGAAAGATAGCTGAGAGAGTTGGTTTGAAGGATATTAAGGACACAGACCTTCAGGAGCTTGCAGAAACTGCTATTGTTAAGCGAGCAAGAGGTATCGCTTCTTCGGAATCTACCAACGATGCCGTGAAGTTTGAACGTATCAAGACGCTCTATGAGAATCAGCCTAGACTCAATCAGCGTGATTCTGAGCGAGTGATGAAGCAGCAGTACTCTACCCCTGCCCCTTATGCTTTCCTTGCAGATATGTATGTGAAGGGCAACGGTAAGGTGATTGAGAGTGCTCTGGAGCCAAGTGCCGGCAACGGTGTGCTTACCATCGGCTTGCCAATGGATAAGGTGCATGTGAACGATATTGATGCCCAGCGATTGGCGAACCTGAGAAGACAGGGCTTCACGAACGTGACCAGTCAGGACGGAACCCAGCCTTTTGCGGACAAGGACGTTGACGTGGTGGTGACAAACCCACCATTCGGTAGTGCTACCCCTAAGGAGTATGACGGCTACAAGATTTCTTCTTTGGAAGGACAGATGGCTATCAATGCCCTTGAGAGCATGAAGGACGATGGTCGTGCTGCCATTATCATTGGCGGCAAGACGGAATACGCCAAGAACGGAAGTCTGAGTCCGAAGGATAAGGCTTTCCTTGGTTATCTCTATAGCCACTATAATGTGGAGGACGTGATTAATGTGGATGGCGGTCTGTATGCAAAGCAGGGAACCAGCTACCCTACACGTATGATATTGATAAACGGAAGACGCTTGAACGAGAATGCCTTTCCACCAGTGAAGGATAAGGCTAGAGCGGAAGCCGTGAAAGATTATGACGAACTTTACAAACGAATTGAAGATGATATACTACGAGGTGAACGGATGGATTCTTCCATCGGAGGAGAAACAAGAAGTACTCAACCAAAACCTGATAAACAAGGCGCTGCTGGTACTCCTAAAGAGAGAGTACGAGCAGGAGAACGAGGAGGAAGCAAACCAGATGGTGGGCGAGAGCCTGACCTATTTGACTCCACTTCCGTATCAGGAACCCATGATGACTTGGAAAATCAACGAGGAACCGAGCCAAGACAGGATGGAGGATTTCCTGATGGAGATACTGGAACAGACGGAACAGGGACAGAGCCTTCTCCAAGCAAAGAACCAACCACTGGAACCAATGAGCAGCGAGGAAATGGATCAGGAGGAGCTGGACGGAATGACGCTCAGCCAAGTACTGATGAATCTGCCAGCACCGGGAGCGGAAGCGGACCATGGGGACAATTACAGCGGGTGGACAAATCCGTACGTGGACTAAGCACCGAGAAAGTTGCTTACGTCCCTAAGAGTGAAAACCCATTCACTCTGAAAGCAGTTATGCCTGCCGACCAGCAGGAGGCGGTTAATAAGAATCTTGAAAAGTTGGGCGATGCCGACCAGTTCCTTGTTGATGAACTGGGCTATAATGATAAAGATGATTTGTATTCTCATCTTGCCGCAGAGCAAGTTGACTCTGTAGCCCTTGCCTTGCAGCAGGCAAAGAAGGGCAACGCATTCATCATCGGAGATATGACTGGTATCGGTAAGGGAAGACAGGCTGCTTCACTTATCAGATACGCCAAGAAGCATGGGCAGGTTCCTGTATATTTCACTAAGACCGCTGGCTTGCTGAGCGATGTTTACCGTGACTTAGTGGATATTGGAAGCCCTGAGCTGAGACCATTCGTATTCGGTAGCGCCAAGGAAGCAGCCATTACCGACTCAGACGGAAAAGTTGTATTTGCTTTGCCATCGAAAAGCGAGGTGAAGCGTGTGCTTGATTACATCGAAAAGAACGGCAAACTGCCAGACGAATACGACTACGTGCTGACTACCTATAGCCAAGTAAGCAACGGAGTCTACGAGTTTGACGAGAATGGCGCCCGAAAAGAAAAGAAACTTGCGAAGGGTAAGACATTCGGCGCTGCTGCCCTTAGCGGACAAAGAAGACGTGATGGTATTGAAAAACTGATGGGTAACGCCTATCTTATCCTTGACGAAAGCCACACGGCTGGTGGCAATAGCGGTCAGGGAAACTATTTTCAACACATTATTCAGAAGGCAAAGAACGTTACCTTCTTCTCGGCTACCTTTGCCAAGCGACCAGACAACATGCCTATCTACGCTTTGCGTACTGCCATGAACAAGGGCGGTATGAAATCATCCGATTTGATTGATGCGGTGAAGCGTGGTGGTGCTACCTTGCAGGAAATCATGAGCCAGACCTTGACGCAATGCGGTCAGATGATTAGACGTGAGCGAGAAATGACTGGCGTAACCATCGACTGGAAGGCTATTGATGAACCTGAGCGAGTGCAGGAGCAGCGAGAACAGTATGATAGTATCATCGGTTTGTTTAATGATATTATCAATTTCCAAAAGAAATACGTTTCAAATTACGTTGATGAGCGTAATGATGAGCTGGCTGCCATTCAGTCTACTATTGGAATCAAGAAGGGTACGGATGCCCTGGGAATCAAGAATCAGCCATTTGCCAGCAAGGCGTTCAATACCGTTCAGCAGGTACTTCTCTCCCTGAAGGCGAAGTCTGCTGCAGAACGTGCCATCGACTATTTGAAGCAGGGCATGAAGCCTGTGATTGCGTTGAACAATACTAACGAATCTCAGACTGGCAACCTTGCGCTTGGTGAGGAAATGGACGCACCAGACTTGGGTACATCTTTGAAGAAGGGTCTTGAAGGTACACTTCGCTATACCCAGAAAGATGCCAAGGATAGCAGCGAAAGCGGTTACATCAAGCTTTCGGATTTGGGTGATGAGGCAGTTGAGGCTTATCACGAACTGGAAAAGAAGATTGAGCAGACAAGTACCGGTCTTTCACTCTCCCCTATTGATGTTATCAAGAACGAGCTGCAGAAGGCTGGCTATAAGGTGGGCGAGCTGACCGGTAGACAGACCGAGTTCGTTTATAACGACAACGGAACTGTTACCAAGGTGAAGCGTACTGATACCGACAAGAAGAAACTCGCGCGCGACTTTAACGATGGTAAGATTGATGCGCTTATCCTCAACAAGAGTGCAGCAACCGGTATTTCCCTTCATGCTTCGAGCAAGTATAAGGACCAGAAGAAGCGTGTGATGATCGTGGCGCAGCAGCAGCTTGACGTAAACGATGAAGTTCAGATGCGTGGACGTATCGACCGAACCGGTCAGGTGACTAGAGGTGCATACGAATATGTAGTTTCTCTTATCCCTGCCGAGCAGCGACTGCTGATGATGTTCAAGGCTAAGTTGAAGTCTCTTGATGCCAACACAACTTCTTCTCAGAAGAGTAAGTTCAACGAAATAGAAGTTGCCGATATTACCAATAAATATGGTGATAAGGTGGTTAAGGAATACATGGCAGAGCATCTTGACCTTTATGCACGCATGGCTGATCCATTCGGATGGGAAAAGACTTACGGTGATGATTTGAGTAGAATCAACCCACAAAACCTTGTTGTCAGTGGTGGAGGTGTCGGTGATGGTGAAGCTGGCGCTGATGCAAGCAAGTTGCTTGGACGTATGGCATTGCTGAGAGTAAACGAGCAGGAGAAGATGCTGCAGGAGATTGGCGAGCTTTACGCCAACGAGATTCAGCGACTCAACGAAATGGGTGAGAATGACTTGGAGATTACCGAGCTGCCTCTGAAGGCTAAGACTCTCCACAAGGAAGTTTGGAAGCAGGGTGCTGAGCCGGGCGGTGATAACGCCTTTGCCGACAACACCTATATAGAAAAGGTGAACATGGCCATCTTGAAGAAACCGATGAAGGCATCTGAGGTGAAGGCTTCACAGAAAGGACTGACTGGCGGCAAGACTTGGGAGGAATACAAAACCGAGAAGAAGACTGCCGTGAAGGAATACTTCGACCAGAAGATTGCGGACGAGACTCAGAGGTATGAGGAGCGTGCGGTGAAGGCTGCAACCAAGGCAAAAGAGAAGTATATCAAGGATGGAAAGAAGGGTCAGGAGAAATCGGGCATGACCGATGAGCAGATAGAAAAGAATGCTGAATATCAGTACGAGACTATCTACAAGCAGGAGAAGGATAAGCTGGATGATGTAGTGAAGAACTTGAAGGAGAAGGCAGAAATGTTTGACCGTGTTCTTGACACCTTCGACACCAACCAGACTTTCGTTCTGCCTACGGACATGAACAATCCAAACGGGTTGAGCGGATTTGGCAACAGCTACGGTAGACTGATTGACATCAAGATTACTGATAACTTCTCGCCTAACGCCTCTTCTGTTTCCTTCGCAACCTTGGATGGCAGAAGAAAGATTACCTTCCCTATCGCTGGAAAGGTGGGTTCTGGTGAAAACAAGGCAGACATTATCGGCGCTATCGACAACATGACTAAGCAGGCAATCGGTATGGGAGACAGCCATCTCAGAGTATTGAACCAAAACTTTGATAACTGGGATAGACTGACTAGCAATGAGAGCCGCAAGGATGGCTATATCGTGACTGGTAACCTGATGCAGGCTTTGGTTGACAGTAAGAATCAGGGCTTGGGCGGTCAGTTGGTGAAATACACTACTGATACTGGCGAGGTGAAGACTGGTATCTTGATGCCAGACCGATTCGACCCTAAGGGCTTAACTACGGATGCACCTATCAGCAGCGTAGCAGAGAAGTTTGAGCTTTCTTCTTGGCACGGCGGTATTGACGAGGTTATTTCATCGGATGGCGATGTAAATGTGAAGCGCATAGACAACTATCGTGGAAACTTCTACGAGCTTCGTGTACCGAAGAGCAAGGCGAAGGGCGGCAAGTACTTCATGGATGAAGATTTGCTGAAACTTGTTAATGGCAATAACTTCGAGACCAGAGGCAACAGCATGCTTGCAGAGTTTAAGCCTGAGCAGTTGAAGCCAGTACTGGACCGCCTGTCTAAGATGGGCGTGAAGGTGCAGGAGGAGCGCAAGGCTTCGGAGGATGAGGGCACCCACTTCCGTGAGGAAGACCCTCAGGAGATAGAATTGCCAAAGGATGAAAATGCGGTGTTGGCTCATACTATAGACTCTTCACACAAAAACTATAAGCGTGGAAAAGTCAATTATGAGTACACTGCTGATAGTTTTTATGTATTCAAATACAATAAATACAATGATTATAACGTTTATCAGAAAATCCCTATTGATGGGAATGAAGAATTAATTAATTATATTAAAAATGGAATCAACAAAGAAACTGTCAGAAATCCAAGAGATATTGATTCAGCTCTTGAAGCAGGTTGGGATGGACGAAACGGGCATTATTGGGACTCTACTTCTAATCAAGAAGGACGTGGAGGCTCAGTACGACCTGGCGAGGTATCTTCACTTCGGTCACGCCACGGAAGACCAAGTGATGAACGTATGGGTGAAGAACTATCTGATAGCCCATCCTCAGCAGTCAACAACCACATCGAAAGAATAGCTCAGAAGACTGGCGCAAAGGTAAGCATGGTTTCATCGGTTGACGAAATCACCAACAAGGCTGCTAAGGCTGCTGTTGAGGAAGGTAGAAAGATTACTGGCTGGTATGATGAGAAGACTGGCGAGGTGCATCTTTACATGCCTAATATCCATGACCGATATACTGCCGAGAAGACTATCTGGCATGAGGTGGTTGGACACAAGGGAATGAGAGAATTGTTCGGTGAAGACCGATTCAACCAGTTCCTTCGTGATGTATGGTATGACTTGGATAAGCCTGAGAATGCCGATTTGAAGAAGCTGGTGGATGATGAGAGAAGATACAATCCTCTGAATATCTATGATGCCATAGAGGAAGGTATCGCCCGACTCGCCGAGGATGGCAAGGGAGAACCGGGCTTCTGGAATGGTATCAAAAATAAGGTATCTGATTTCCTTCATGAAATCGGTTATCGTATTGCTCCTAATACTAAAGATGTGAAGTATCTGCTCTGGTTGAGCAAGAACTTGCAGAAAAATCCGAATGACCCTTATTGGAAGCTGAGAGCCGAGGCGGTGAAATACCGTCTCGACCATGATCGTGTGCCTGCTGTCGTGGCGCATGACGGTATGTTCTACGGAAATGACGGTAAGGTCCGCAGTATGGAGAGCATGACCAAGAGCGAATGGAACGAGGCTACAGACGGACAGATTCACTTCCGTACTACCCCATCTGCCGGCACGGCACTTGACAGATACTACCGTTCGCTGGATGAGCACGGCTATATGTTCACCGAGAGTTATATGGATAATATGCTTTCGTTGAAGAAGTTGATGAATGCGATTGTGCCAGATAAGAAGATTGAGGATATTGCCTCTTCTGAGAATCCTTATATCTTGCAGAACACCATGCAGGGAGCGATGAGTGATGCAGCCCAGATGTTTGAGCGCAATGTGATGAAGCCTCTTGACAAGGCGATGGCTGGCGTACTGGATGCCTTCGACGGAAAGAAGGACGATGAGAAGATTAGAAACTTCAATCTCTACATGATTACCAAGCATGGCTTGGAGCGAAACAGAGTGTTCTTTGTTCGTGACTTCCTTAGACAGATGAGAATGGACGAGAAGAAGAAGCAGGATGCAGACATCTTGGAGAACCGCTGGAGTAACGAGAAGGAACGTCTGGATAACGAACTGAATGCTGGTAACATCGACCTGAAGGAGTACTACAGACAGATGGACGAGTTTATCAACAACGAAATCGACCCAGACTATAAGGCTGGCGAACACGACTATTCGGGTATTCACGCTATACAGGAAGTGGCGAAGTCTTCTGACCCATACGATGATGCAGAGGCTATCGCTAGCGTGATGGATTCGGAAGCGAAGATGGAGAGTATCAAGAAGGGAGCTGTGAAGGACTATTGGGATAAGGTGAAGGCTGCTACCCAGTATTCGATTGACAGCGATTACAAGAACGGCATCATCAGCAAGGAGTTGCACGGTCATGTATCGAATATGTTCAACTGGTATGTGCCTTTGAGAAAGTATGATGAGGCTACAGCAGAAGATACTTATGGCTACATTACTGAGCAGGGAGACCCGAAGAGCTATATCGGAAGCACGATCATGAGAGCGAGAGGACACAAGTATCTGAGCGAAACAAACGTACTGGCGCAGATTGGTGCGATGGGTAACAGAGCCATCAAGAACGGCGGTATGAACGCTATCCGTCAGGCTTTCGCAAGATTCGCGCGAAACAATTCGGGTAACAATCTGATTACAGAGACAAGCGTCTGGTATGAGAAGGACCCTATGACTGGCATCGTATATGAGCGCTATCCTGATATTCCTGAGGATGCTACCCCAGACGAAATCAACCAGATAGTTTCTGACTTCAATACGGACATGAAGGCGAAGGCAGCACAGGGCTTGGCGTCGAAGGTTTACCGCAGGGGCAGTATCGGCTATAAGTTCCAAAGAGCAGAAAACAAATCACAGCATATCGTTGATGTAAAGATTGCCGGCAAGACTCATTCTTTTGTTATCAACGGAAATCCTAGAGCGGCGCAGGCGCTGAATGGGTTGCTGGAGAACTCTAGCGCCAAGGGATTCATGAAACCTTTGAGCACTATTTCTAGAATGATGGCACAGCTCTGTACTTCATACAACCCTGAGTTCGTGATGAGAAACGCCTTCCGTGATGCTGAATTTGCTTCGAGCAACGTTACATCGAAGGAAGGTGCAAGATACGGGGCGCTCTGGGCTAAGTACTACGCACAGCTGGGTCTTTATAAGGGTGCATCGAATATCAGCTTGAAGGATTTCAGCGGTTCTACCGGTTTGGGATTGTTCGCCAAGTATCGTAACGGAACACTTGATACTTCTGACAAGGTTCAGAGATATTTCAAGGAGTTCATGGAGAACGGCGGTGAGACAGGTTGGGTTCAGATCAAGAACATGAAGGACTGGACCAAGGAGTACAAGAAAGACGTGAAGGGCGAAAGAAGCAAGCTAAACAAGGGTGGCGAACTGGTACGTGATTTCTTCTTCGGTAACTTGGAGAACGTGAATGAGGTGGCAGAGAATATCGCTCGATTCTCTACTTACTGCACGAGTCGTGATTACGGGCGTTCCGTTATCCGCTCTGTCTATGATGCCAAGGAAGTATCTACCAACTTCAACCGTCATGGTAGCGGCGATGCTGTCAAGAGTTTCAAGAACGGTGAAATGACTGGCTCCAAGGCTGCAAGAAGATGGGCATACGGATTCACTTCCGGCTATCTCAGACATTGTTCTATGTTCTTCAACGCTGGTATTCAGAGTACGAACCTTCTTGCGAAGAACTTGAAAAATCATCCTGTAGGAACTTCTATCAACATGCTTGCCATTCCTTTTGCACTCGGTGCGCTGGCTGCACTTGGAAACAATGTGCTGATTGCGAGTGAGGACGAGAAGGATAGAAAGGGCGTGAAGGACCCATACGGTGAGCTGCCTGACTATGTGAGAAGGAATAATCTCTGTATCTACAAGGGAGGCGGTCAGTTTATCACGATTCCGCTTGCCATCGAGTTAAGAGCCTTCTATGGCTTGGGTGACTTGGCTGCAGGCTTGACCTTCTCGCCAAACGTAAGCGGACAGAAGAATCCTTACTTTGATGCCGTAGGCTGTATGTCGCAGCTTGTGCCTGTGATGGACTATCTCGGTAACTCTTCGGCAGGCAAAGAACCGATTAACGAGACCATCAAGGCTATCTCTCCTTCTGCCCTATCTCTATTCGTTGAATGGGAGTTAAATACCGACTGGAAGGGTGCGCCTATTGAGAGACGTGGCGACTGGAACGAAAATTCACCTGCTTGGCAGAGAGCCTACAAGGGTACGCCTGACGGTTATATGGCTGCAAACAAATGGGTGAATGCCCAGACAAACGATGTAGCCAAGGGTAACGAGGATATGCTGGGTAACAGTTTCCTGGATATGGTAACGAACCCTAGTATGCTGAATCATTACATCGGTGGTCTTGGCGGTGGCGCTGCTACCTTCACAGAGCGAGCTATCGGTGTTGTGAAGCATGGAAGTGATACGGAAACCAAGGATATTCCTTTCCTTCGCTCCATACTCTATACGCCAAGCGAGCAGAGCAGCTTGCAGCGAACAAAGAGCAAGTGGTATAACTACAAGGATGAAATGGAGAAGACGATGGCAAACGTGGACCGCCTGAAATCGAAGAACGTTCCGATTGATAAGAGAATCACGAATATCGGGGAGTATTATCACTTCCAAAACTCCAAGGAAGCTGCCAAGGTGAGAGTAATCGAGCTGGCAGATAAACAGATGAAACGCTGGAAGAAGATGAGGGATAAGGCTAGTGATACCGAGAGCATCAACTTCGCTAATCAGAATATTGACAGGATCATGATGGATGCGGTTGATGAACTGGATAGATTGGAATAAATAAAGAAAGGAGTGGGCGTAAGGCTCACTCCTTTCCTTCATAGTACAATTCTTTTCATATTAACCTAATATTGCCATCAATATTGTAAATAAGAAAATGAACAGTACGAACCATTCCTGTTTGCTCATTTGATTATATTAAAAGCGTTCAACATATTATCAATATTTTCATCCTTTACGAAAAGACTTCCCATGTTTTGAGAAACAGTAATCGTAATAGAAGAATCGTTCTGGCTAGCAAATTTGTGATAAATCCATCTTCGTATATCATTAGCCGTAGCTACTATATATTTATTACTTTCGCCTCTAGCAACAATAACATAGAAGCAATTACCACCATTGTATCTTTCGAAGCTTTTGTTGCTTATACGAACTGAAAAGTTGCCGTCAGAAGTAATCTGGATGGTTTTTACTTGAATATAAAAAGTCTTGTTGTTCTTCATTGCTACAATATCAATGCCGTCATCTACAGGCATTCTTGCAACATTGTACTCTCTAAAAAGAAGCTCACTACAAACCGCCATTTCACCGGCTGTGCCTGCAAACATTCTGTTTTCTGTAGCTTTAACCTTAGGCTCTAGAGGTGTTATTGCTGGTTTTGGCTTGCGCTCTTTCTTTGGTTTACGAAGCTTATAATAACCTTTTTTGTTACCACCTCTTCCATTTTTAACACGTTCGTAAATAGAATCCTTTTTCTTCGTATCATTTGCGAGATAGCGAGAAACTTGATTCTTTAACTCGTCCGCATTTGAGTTTTTAAAATCCTCATTTGGGATACAGCGGCATTCCTCTCGAAGATGCCTGTAATCTCGTGCTCGAAGGCAAACCCAACAAAGGGATAACATATTCTAATGTTGATATAAGAAAAACGGTGGTGGTAATCGGTTGGACCACTTCCAAAGCGGAATACATGAACAGCCTAAGCCATGAAATGCTGCATGTGGTTCAGCATATTTCCGAACAATTCTTAATAAATATGTATGGAGAAGAGGCTTGCTACTTGCTTGGTGGATTGGTACAGGCTGCAACCAGATAGGTGAAAATCAAACCTTCTTCTTATTTAGCTTCTATCTAAACTAAGAAGAAAGTGAGCATCTATCGGTACAACCTATCGGATTTTTTCGTACTTTTGTGGGAAAAATAAGATTATTGCGTATGGAAACAATTATTTCGATTATTATATTTGCCGTGCTATTCATATTAGCCTGCCTGTCGTTATATCGTATATGTACGGTGGGTAAGACTAATAATAGTGCATTAGTTTCTAAGAAAGATATGTATGACAGGCGGTTTGCCTCGAAAATAAGAAGGCTGCATGTACGTGTATTAGCATTATTAGTCTTCGGGATGCTTCTTGTTATTGCATACCATTTCATGCCAACTATGCTAGGTGATTACGTTTACATAGAAAGGGATTTGTCTAACCACAAGCAAACCATTCATTCAAATAGTTCATGCCCATTAATTAAAAAAGGATATAGTGTAAATACCGTGCATTATTATACTTATACTCCTTACTTTGATTGTTTCTGTTCTAGATGTTTCTACGAATCAGATGCCATCAAATTAACTAAAGGGCAAAATAAGAACTTCTCTCATACGAAAGAATTGGGCTTATAATAAGTAGCCGATTTATATTATCTTAGAGTCTCTTTTAGGATCTTGCACCAGCATTCGAAAATAGTTATATTTGCACCGTAAATTATAAATAATAATATTATGGCAACAATTTTATTTTTAGGTGTTATAGGATTTCTAAAAGAAATTTCAGTGAGATTGGTAGTGAAATATGTATATGAGCAATATATTAAACCAAATCTTAGTAAAGAAAAGCAATAGGGCGCTATATTATGTAGCACCCTATTTTTTCTACTCATACTTGGGCTCTTCATACACCAAGTTATGCTCATCTACGTAAGCCTTGGCTTCTGGGTATGTGTCAAACTCTACTGCGGTGGCATCTACAGCTGGGAATACCTCAGCATTGTTACCTTCCTTTGTGAGAGGGAACACCATATTGTTTCCCTCATGTACTACCTTATACTTCTTTGTTAACTTATTCATATTGCTTGTGATTTTTTATTTTAATGACTCAATTGATACTGTATACCCCATACCTTGCAATGTTGATATTGCACTATCTGATGCAGAGGTTCTAGTTCCTACAACGTATATATGCTTACTAGAGGTTGCTTTGCATTTTGCCATATTAACAAGCATTGTGTCAAGATCAGATACAACCGGAGCACCAGTTATGGATGGTATTGTTGAAGATGCTGGTCTTTCTGTGTTCCATGTTATATGTGCCTTACGAGATAGCATACAAGTGCTTATCTTTGCAGGAAGTAGTGATGCATCTCCTGTAATATTACCAAACAAGTTCAAGGTGGTAAGATTACTGAGATTTCTTACAGAAGATAAATCACCTGAAATTTTATCATTTAATAAACATAACGTAGTTAATCCCGTACATTTTGAAATGCCAGAAATGTCTCCTGTAAAAGCATCTGTATAGAATACAGATTTAATAGTCACCCTGTCTAAAAAATCAGACAAAGAAGCTTCGTTGCCTGACAAGAGCATAAGGTCAGAGCGCGAAGTGCTTGCATAACGAAATCTAGAAGGGTCAATATCTATTTTTTTTTCACACCTGAAAACTGAGTTGGTGTATAAATTAAAGAACACATTAGCATTCCCATTTGCAACAATATATACAGTGTTCCAACTAGAGGGCTTTTCAAATGTAATTGATTGTCCCTTATTCTCAGAGTAAGTACTATCTGAAAAATAAGCTTCACCTGTAAGCCTTGCTGTGTTATTGGAAGTACCTGCGGTGGTAATAGAATACTTTCCAGCAACAAGACCAGCTTTAATTTCTCCAATTTTCTCAATAGCTTCGTTATTTGCGATTCCATTAAGTTTTGTTACTAAACAATTTTTCATATTATTTTATTTAAAAATTATAATTATAAGTTTTGTCTAAAAATGTGATTCTATTCTCTAGCCAATGATAAACTCTTGATACAGAATTATAAAAACCTGCCGTATTTGGATAGTGACTGTATGTTCCCCATACGGGTAGAACTCCCTTTTTCTAAACCAATATTCTTATATTTATTTATTAATGTTTCTTTTTCTTTAGTATAATCTTTTATTACTTTAATTTTACTATTTTCATTATTATAAATTCCTGTAGAAGGGTTATAGACAGCATATTCAATACATTGCCAACCTTTATTTGTTTTGCTACTACGGTAAGATGGAGTCTCATCAAAGATAGTAAATTCTTTTTTATAATTATCAAATCCTATTATTGAAACCCATTTCTGTAGTAATCCGACTATATTGTCAGTTGTAAATATCTTCAAATCTCGAAGCTCTTTATACCGCATTTCTATTTCTTCTTTATATAAAGAAGTTAAACCATGAGTAGCACTTACTCCGTTCAATCCTTCTTTGTCTGAAGTTTTATAAACAAATGTACCTTCGTATGTCATTCCAAATATAGAATCTACATCATATAATGTTGGTGTCCATCTATTTCCATCCCAGGTACACCATATCCAGTTTTTTCGGAATCCATCAAAATTATACAACAACTGACTAACAAGCCAATAATCTATATATGGATTAACCAAGAAATATTTTTCAAAAGTTGCTTTTGAGTTTGATTCTTGAAGTGCAGCTTTAACTCCCGATAATCTTTCAAGATTATCCTTAACATTTTTGCTCAACCCATCAGTATTCGATAATTCTGTAGGGTTATCACCATCATATTTATTTCCATCTATATCTATCAGAGATTTAGGGTTTCGTATTTCAAATTGATTCCAAGCTATACTTCCCCCAAACAAAGTATCTGTATCTATGATGCCATCAAGAATGATATTTTCAGCCTTCTTTTTGTCAGCATAGTATACATCCTTAGACTTTTTTAAATTCCAAGTATAAATACCCATTTCAGTCTCTTCTCTAGTTTGAGAATTAACCCAAGTAACAATTATAGGAAATCCATCAGGATGACATTTTGAACCAGTGAAGAAGTCCTTCTTTACATTCCCCAAGCTATCTATCACACTGTCATTTGAATAGCTGTACTCATAAGGGTATTGCTGACCAATAGGTCGAGACTTGTAAACCTGTTCCATCAGCCAATAGCCTACGATACATTGACCTCTGAAAGCATCAATATAATACTTCTTTAGGTGGAAACTATCTTGCGTCGGGAAATCGCCAAACTTAATCTCGCTACCATCACTGATATCAATAGCCATGTTCTTTACATAGTATGACATAGAAGAAGCACCTTGTGCATTCAATATTACTGGCTTGCGGAAATAGTTTCCATCCTTGTCGTTGTACTCTATTTCTGCTTCAATATCATCCTGCTTTGTTGTTGGCAGCTTTGGTGCATAGAGCCTTACTTGTGCAGCAATACGAGGGATAGGCAATTCTATATGGCTATCCTTACTGAAATCTGATGGATTCTCCATCTTGATACCAGAAGATTTGATGGCTTCATTGACCTCTTTGGCTGCTTCATCAGACAATTCAAGGTGCTTAGCTGAAATCTTGTGCTCATGACGAGTACCTTCTGAATCTCTGTAACCAAGAATTTTACCTTCTGTGTCAGTTGTAATTTCAGTTCTACCCTCAGGGTCTTCAATATGAGAAAACTCTGTTGGGATAGTCTCGGACTTGGCATTATGAATATAATGACTGCCATCAGGATTTGTTGTGGAAAGAATTTTTCCTCCTGCATCTTGCTCAACTGCAAGATATTCCTCGTTATCTTGCAAAGAGAAGACTGCAAGAAGTTCTTTGAGACTGCTATCTATTGTACCTACCTTCTCTTGCAATGATGCAAGGTCTGATTGAAGCTGAGAGATAACTTGCTTCAAGGCATTGACTGCATGAATTTCACCAATGATTTGTCCGTCTCTTCTGATACCAAGGAGTATGTGGTTTTCAGAGTCTTGCCAAAGAGCGAAGAACTCTTCATTCTTCTCAACATGATACATTTCATTGAGAGGATAATAAGGCTTACCAGTATCTCTACGGAAACCAAAGAGAACCTTATCCTCTGAGTCTACTACAGCCTTGATAAACTCCTCGCTCTCTATTACCTTAAAGCACTCCTTTACTTCATCTTCAATGAGAGATTTGCCTTCCTCTTTGTCTACCTTTGTGTCTTGAAGGTTTTTAATATCTTCTCCAAACTTAGTGTTGAGACTATTGAGATTTGCAAGAATGCTTGTAAGGGTCTGCGTATTCTCTATCTCTGCAAAAAACCGCTTCAACTCAGTCATGGTATCAATGACATTGGTAGTATCTTCGTCACCAATGATGGTTGCAACTCTCTCTGCAAGAAGAGTTACTTGTGACTGCAATCTATCCTCTACTGCACTTGTCTTGCCAAATTTTGGAGTGCCATCCCAGTGAATACCGAAGAGAAGTTTGTCTTCTGCATCCACCTTGGCAAAGATAAATTCCTCGTTCTGAATATAGCGGAAAGGAGTTTCTATCAAGGTTCCTTCCTCGTCCTTGATAGCTACCTTATCTATTACCTCCTGCATTGTACCAAGAGTCTGCTCCGTCTGCTCCCTAGAATCATCTGCCTTCTGTGCGGCTTCATTGGCTTTTACTGTAGCTTCTTCTGCCTTAGTTGTGGCAGCTTTAGCTTGTTCTGTAGCCTGAGCAGATGCTGTTGTTGCAGCAGTTGCTAACTGGGTAGCAGTATCTGCAGCTTCCTTGGCTGCTGTAGCTGCTACAGTTGCCTGCTTCGCATTCTCTGCAGCTTGATCAGCTTTGGCGGTAGCCTCTTTAGCTTTCTCGGTTGCCTCATTGGATGCAGTTAGAGAATCAATTATATCTTGCCGGATAGACGGGACAAGCTTTTGGACTGTAACCGCACCGTCAGCCAACTTCTCGGAAGTAATATTGCCGTCACGAATCTTGTCTTTTGTGACAGATTGATCGTCATAATCATCTGTCTTCATCGTTGGAACTTTCGCTCCTATTTTAACATCTTCTCTAAATGTAGGCATATTTTATTTCTTTTGGTTCTGATGAAGTGAATATTTGAATTTTAACATTCTCTGGGACAATTCTCATTCTGAGATAGAACTTATCCATGTTCTTGTGCGCTCGGATGGGTGCTCTTGGCTTTTTGCCATCGCCAATATCCTGACGGATGATGAGCTTACCAGGGCGCTTGAGCTTAATCATCAAATAGATGTCTCGCTGCAAGGGAATCTCCTGGGTTATCCACGCACGTTCCTCTTCGCTATATGTCGAAACTACGTATTCCATTGCTTTGTAAGATATTTCGTCCAACTGTAATGAGGTCTGTTATAAGGATAGGCGGCGTATTGCTGATACACACGTGCTTCCTGCTCGAAAGAGATTGCCCGATACGCCTTGTGAGGGTTGTGGATAACCAAGAGGCGAATGAGCCATTCCAACACATACCAGAGGTAGAAGAAGGCATATAACATTTCCTGCATCTGCTTGGTATGGATTTGTTCATGAACTACCGTTTGCTGCGAAAGGGTTTTGTTCCCTCTGACAAACAACACTCCAAAGAGGTTTATTGCAATGAATCCCTTTGGAGGGATAAGGTTATTTCTAATTATCTTCATAATCGCATTATTTAATAATCCAAAAAGTTTGTCCGCCGTTGAAGAAACCTACCAAGTCGTATGCTCCATATTCCAAGCTCTTGCTACCCGATTTCGGAAGTTCCGTTTTTTCAGAAGCCAACTGCAGGAGCACATTTCCGCTGGAACATTCCAGCGTAGGAAACAAACTACTTCTTGTTATCAACGGTGCATACAGTTTGATATTTACACAACCATCTTCCTCAGACAAAGCAGGGAGGATATATTTTCCACCGCCCAGCAATAAAGAGCCACTCAGAATATTGTCGTTGGAAGTAGAGGCTTTGAGACGAATTGTCTTTGCATAGATGTCTCCCGATGCTTTCAGATTTCCCGAACTATCAAGCTTCAAGTTATCTGAATAAATTTCAATCTGCCCAGACATAAAACTCATGGTATGACCATACAGATTAATCTGATCAGCAGAAATCTCTGCGGTGGAAATACCGTCCTGAATCATCGTCCGTATATAAGCCTCAGAAACCACCTTCCCATCAACATATTCCCTTGTTGCAAGCGTAGCCTTATCATCGGTAGTCATGAGACCGGACTTATTCTTCAATGTTCCGTCCGCATTGAAACGGCTATTCGCAATCTCAATTTGGTTGGCATTCAGAGTAACTGCAGCGCTCAGCTTTTCCAGTTTCCCGTCTGCATCGGTCTTATTTGCCTCTACTGTAGAAGTGATTCCGTCTGTTGTCTGCCTGAACTCAGTCTTTAGCTTTTCCAGTTTCCCGTCTGCATCGGTCTTATTTGCCTCAATGGTAGAAGAAAGAGAGCTAGAAGTCGCTTCAAGCTTGTTGGTTATATTCTCAATAGAACCGTCTGCGTCCTGCTTGTTTGATGATATTGTTGCCGACAAGCCTCTTGCTGTCTGCTGAAACTCGGAATAGTACTTTTCAAGCTTCACGCCCTGCTCGTCAAGTGAATTGCTCAATTCCGTGAACGTCTGCTTGAACATCTTCTGATTGCTCACCAAGGCAGTATAGAAGGTCTGCGTATTCACGAATACACGAACAATCGTAGAGTATACCAAATCACTTCCACCGATTTTGCAATCTACAGCAACCTGCGCCTGCGTGACAGGAACCTTGATGGAATTGCCATCCAAATCTGTAGTATGGACCGTTTGAAGGTCGCTTCCTCTGAGATAGAATGATTTTCTATCAGATTCAGCTGATACGGTGTTGGCGAAATTGGTAGTACTGAGACCGACAATCGCAACATCATCAATCTCCTGACCGCCCAAGTAGGCTTTCATTCGAATCAACTTATCCTGGCTGGAAGAGATATTCCCCTTTGAATCGGTATTGAATGTAACAGAAGCTGGCTCGGCTGAGATTCCGTAGCCGCTCATACCATCGTTACCGTTTGAGCCAGAAGGAATACCGAAGTCAAAAACAGCAGCATTTGTAGTTCCCGAATTGCGGACATAGGCAGCTGCGCCTGATCCCAACGTCTTCACTTCGCCAATCTCAATGGTAGCAGCCCTACCGATGGTGGAAGAATCACGGTCGGTATTGAGAGTTACCACTTCAAGTGCAACATTAGGATTGTCTGTACCCTGCTCTTCCTCGCTATGAGGGACCAGCTCGAAAGCTTCGGTCTTATCAATGGTGCTCAGATTACCGTTAGTCGTATCACGGCACACCAAGGTATAGACTCCACAATACTTCTGCTGAGAACCAGAAAACTCGAAAGAAATAACATTTCCCTTGATGGAGAAATCGGGGATGGTTATCACCTTATTATATACGACAAGCTGCACTTGCAAGGTTTTGGCTTCAAGTGATTCCTGCTTGCCGTTGGTAGTGATTCCCCAACTGACGTGAATGTCATTATGTAATCGAATCTTCTTCATATATTCTAGCTTTTATAAGTTTGTGCTCCAAGTTGCTGCAAGGCGATGGTGTACATCTGATTAGCTTTTGTATCATCGTAAGCAGAGAGCAACAGATAAGCGATGTAGTAGATGAAAGCATTTTTCAGCATATCCGGAACGGCTATATCTGTTGAAGACTCAGTATTGATGTTCTTTGGAACGCCGACAAAAGAAACGGTTGCCTCGTCTGCCATTGGCTGTATGAGAATCCGGATAGGATTTTCCCGAAGGATGGTAGCCTGAGGGCGGTCTTTTGTTCCCTTGGCGGTATCATCGAACATCATGAGAGATTCATCGGAAGTATCTTCTACCGGCACTACAGCCTTGAACCAGTCCTTGCCACGAATGCGAGAGACATTGATAATCTCTGTGTCGGCATCCATTGAGACTACTCCAATGCCCAGTTGCTCATTGTAGGTAGAAACCTGCAAGGTAGAAGTGGTAGCGCCAATCTTCTTGGAATCAGCCAAGACAGCGGAAGAGGATGCCGTGATGGTAAGCCAATGCAAAGCATCGTTAATCTTCGACTTGATGATGTTATCCATATACAAATCATCCTTCTCATCGGTGATTTCCGATGTATTGTTGGATTCCTCATCTATGCACCAACGTACTGCCTTTATGATTTCCTCTACACTCATTACACCTTATTATATATGTTACACCTGATTGCAATTTGGGAAGTGAACATTCTCCTTTGTTGCAAATTCAATAGCCTTAATTGGGAGGATGAACTTCTTATTCCATCGCTGATTTACGTAAGTGACTGCTTCGTCAGCTTTGTGAACTTCCTCTACAATCTCTACCCCATCTACTATTTTGGGGCTCTTTGGGTACGAGTCATTGGCTGGCTCGTCAATATTTTCAGGCTCAACCTTCGGCTCTAATGCCGCTTTCTTCTCCTCTTTAAGTTTAGCCTTTTCGCCAGGGTACTCTTCTTCCTCATGGTCGAGAATGATGGTATTGTTGGCAAAAAGCAAGCTAGACTCTAGAAGTTCCTGGCAGTATCGGTTTCGCAACGTAAGTGAAGGATATTTATTAATAATAACATTACCATTTGCGAAAGGATAGCGAACCTGATTGCCCTGCTTACCTGAAAGCAGATAGCTAATGCTATTTTGATTTACACGTGCTTTATATGTCTTAATCATATTTATTCTTGATAAATGGAGGGCAGGGCAACATGCTCCTGCCCCCCCGATGGTCTATTGTGATAATTTACTGCGCTGTATCTTGACCCGCATAGAGAGTCCAAGCGGTACCAGTATAGTACAAAACTGTACCTGCCTCATACTTGACATCATCAGTAGGTGAATTAGCGCCTTTTATGGTGAAGTCTTTCGTGAGCGCAACCTTCATACCTTTTGATGGAGTCTTAGGAAGTTCCTTAGCAGAGATGATGGCACCGAGTGACTCTGTGGCAATCTTAGCAATCTTATCAGCAGGTCCAACCAAGATTGAGTTGTAACCACGAAGTGCTACACTATCTGCCTCCTGATGAATCCATCGCTTAGCGTCACGGACCTCACCACCTCCCTTAGACATATCATTGGTCTGCTCCTTCTTGCCAATCTTGACGTATCGGCGAGAAGCCTTAGGGTCAAAGATAACCATGAAGTCTGACATACCCATGAGGTCAAGAGTCTGAGTCCAAACGAAATCAATAGAACCGAAGGTGTCCTTGAATCGCTTGAAGGTAAGATCGAACTCGTTGTGATTAAGGAAGTCGTTCTGATGACTACCCTCCAACTTGATATTCTCCAAACGTTCTATGGCATTCTTACCACAGAAGGCGAAACAACGATCATTCTCAGAGAATTCTGTGAACTGGAGTTTGGAAATAGCAATCATATCGCCAAGCGTGTAAGTATCACCGATGGAGTACGTGTTGGTGAGCTGATTAATGATACCTTCAGAGGTATAAACATCCTCAATCTGTCCGTCGCCGGTTTCAGCCTTGAAACGAGACTTGCATCCAAGCAAATAAGTACGCTCTGCACGGAGGTTATATTTGATGATAGCATCGGTCTTCAAGTCGGCAACGGTAATAGGCTGTTCCTTCTTTACCTTCTCGTAGTCATCTGTAAAAACGATGTTCAAGAGTTTCTTCTGAACATACACTTCTTTCTCGCGTGGCTGGAAGTTCTCTGGCGTAATGGTGAGCTGAGACTCAGAAGCAGCAGATGCACCAGCAAGGAATGTTGTGCCTACAGGGATCTCTGGACAAGTCATGTTGTCAAGATTGTCTCTTGTGTCTCCACTAACCTTCGGTTTTCCGTTGACTGCCTGCATGACCGCTTTTTTACCATTAGCCTCAATCACATAAAGCATCAGTGTGCCCTCTGTTTTAGTCTGTGAGCCGGGTGCATAACCTGAAACGCCAGAAGCAAAGACAGTAGTGCCTTTATAGAATGGTCGAATAGAACCAGAGAAGTTCGTTGAATTAATCTCGATGGTGTCAGCAGTTTCAATCTTCTGAATAATCTGCCCATCAAGAGTTTCGCCACCGACACGTTGATGTGAGATTGACCAGTTCTTGATATTTACAGTTTTTGCCATACGGCGAACAATGGAAAGAAGCGGTGTCTTGAAAGGATAGAACTTAACAATCTCATTATCCCACTCCTTATCAAGCAGACCACCCTCACGAAGCTGTGTACTAGAAGCCTGAGAGCCTGTAAGGTCTTGACCATCTTTATTTCCACCAGGGCTAAGTCTGTCGCTGGTATTAGGGTCTACTGGCTCTTTTGCTGCAACAGTCTCTTTGCCTGCAGGATTAGGACCTTCGTCACCAATCTGAGGTTCAACGAGATCTGCCATAGCCATTGCGCCACCGCCTGTAACTACTGCGAGAATCATCAGAATCATCTTACAGATGAACTGAGTAGAAAAATAATTAATTACTTTCTTCATTTTATACTTATATTTATGGATTAATTACTTCTAATATCATCAAAGAAACTTTCACGTTTCTGTTTTCTGGCAGGCTTGTTTCCTGCACCCGAACTAGACAGCGAAGGAGGGATGCCCTCTGTTGCAGAAGAGCGGACCTTATTCTGAATCTTCTCATTGCGGGCTTGCATGGCAGCTTCCTCGCGTGCGGAAGAAATATCAGAATCGTAGTTGTAGGCATTCTTGAAGAGATTCCATGTCTCGGAAGAGATATTGCCTTCCTCGGCATCCTGAATGACGTCCCAAACCTTACCGTAAAGGTCGTTTGCCTCATCTTCGGAAAGACCTAAATTCAGCAAAGCCTCATAAGACTTTTTTATATTTTCATCCAACTGCTGGCTGTGCTTCTCCTGCTCGGCTACCTTCTCTTGGAACTTGACAATCTGATCGGCAACCTTCTTGGAAAGCTCTTCGTCTTCAAGAGCAGCCTTGATGTCGATACCCTGCGAAGCCATCCACTCCAATGGGTGCATGCCCTTGCGTGTAGCATCAAGAACCATGGCGCCCAGCCACTTGTTACTGTCTAGCATCTTGCTCAATGCCTGACCGCTTTTCTCATACTTGTCAAGCGCATCAGCATCATCATTCATGGCAGCATAACGAGCTTCCTTGTCTTCGAAGTCGATGTCAGAATGGCGCTGCGAGAAACGCTTGGAGAAGGCTGTACGATTAGGTCGCTCGTCAACAGGTGGAGTTTCCTGCTCTGCTGGAGCTTCCTGCTGCGTAGCATCCTCTGCGTTCATTTTTTCTAATTCTTCTTTTGTCATAGTTATAACTGTTTGAAACTTTTCGGCAAAAATGCAAAGAAAACAAAGAAGTTTTACGGTATTCCAAACCAGTATATATCAGTCGATTGGAACACCGCAAAGAAAGCTATGATTTTACCTATTTTTGTGCCTATAATTAATAATGTGTAAAGAAATATGGCAAAGGTAAAGTTATTAACACTTAGTAGAGTGATGCCTCGGCATAACAAATATGATTCGGTCAAGGCTCGAAAGCGGAGACAGGAGCACGGCAAGGACTGGGAGCTTCTTACCCGATGTAAGAACGACTGGAATAACCTGAGTGGCGTAAGGGAGACGAGAGCAAGAACCATGAGATACTGTAACGGTGAACAATGGAGCGACACCATCAGAGTTTATCATAGTGGCTATTGGGAAGAAATGTCAGAAAAGACCTACATGCAGAAGCGGAATCAGACACCAATGAGCAACAACATCATGATAGGTATCTTGGAATCTATTGCCGGTCTCTACGCCAAGCAGGGAACGGAACCCGTCTGCTTTGCAAGAGATAATGACTCCCGACAACTGAGCGACATGATGAGTGCTACGATGCAATGCAACTGGCAGACCACCGGCATGCAGGATTTGCTAAATCACCTTATCAAGGACTATCTGCAGGGCGGTCAGATGTTCGTAAGGGAAAGCTGGGAAGACCGGGAACTGGAAATGCCTGACGCTTGGACGGACGCAATGGAACCGGACCACATGTTCTTTGAGTGCGGAAGTGACCCAAGACACAATGATGTTTGTCTGATAGGCTGTCTGCATGACGTAAGCAAGGAAGACTTGTATCAGAAGTTTGCCCGAAGGGAATACGGACTGACGGTTGATGATCTGAATAGGATTTTTGACATTCATGATGTAGACGATAGCAGTTATGGCTACGAGTTCAACGAGGAAAAGGCTTTGGACAATCTCAGCTTCGATTACACCAACAAGGGCAGACACTACGTAAGAGTGATTGAGGTATGGAGTACGGAAACCAAGCCTAGACTACAATGCTTCGACCCTATTGCCAAGAACATGAATAACGCGTGGTTTCGTGTGGACCTAGAAGACACGGCTATGATAAACAAGCTGATTCAGGAGAACGAGAAGCGCAAGAAGCAGTATGACGAATACGGTGTGCCAGAAGAAGACCGTGCCTACATCACATCGGAAGAGCTTTCTGATAAATACTGGTACTACACCTTCATGACTCCTGACGGTACGGTCCTCTGTCGTGGCGAATCTCCTTACGATTTCAAGAGTCACCCATACACCATGAAGCTTTATCCGTTCATCAACGGAGAGATTCATCCTTTCATGACCAACGTGATAGATCAGCAGCGCTACATCAACCGCCTCATCGTGATGAACGACATGAGCATCAGAAGCAGCTTCAAGGGATTCAAGATGATTCCTACAACCGTACTGGGTGGAAGAACACCTGAGCAGTTCATGGAAGAGGCAATAGAATACGAAGGATGGATATTCTATACGCCAAAACGCACGATGCCAAACGTGAAGCCAGAGATTATCACTTCGAATGCGGTAAATATCGGAACAAACGAACTCTTGCAGATAGAGCTGAACCTTATCAGAGAGGTAACCAACGTGAGCGGTGCCTTGCAGGGCAAGACTCCTTCGGCTGGTACGTCGGCTGCAAGATATGCACAGGAGAGTCAGAACGCAACCACTTCGCTCTACACCATCCTATCCGATATGGAGATTTTTACGGAGAAGCTGGCAATGAAAAAGTGCTCAGTTATCCAACAGTTCTACGAGGACGGGAGAAAGATTTTCAACAAGGACGGTCTGAACACCTACAGCTATGACAGGCTATCTGCAAGAGACATTCATTTCAAGATAAGCGTCAAGAATGCAGCTGCATCTGCTGCCTTCAACACTTTGCAGAATGACGACTTGAAGGAGTTGCTGCAGATGGGTGCAATCAACCTGATTCAGTACTTGCAGAACGTAAACAAGCCTTATGCAGACAAGTTGCTTGCCAGCGTACAGGAACAGCAGGCACAACTGGAACAGATGTATCAGCAGCAACAGGCGATTGCTCAGCAGCAGGGCGGCGGTCAGGTAGTAGACGGAATCGTACAGGGCGCAGACCAGAACGCTGTAGCACAGGCTATGAATTTGTATAACAATCAAGCAGCATAAGATATGGAATTACAGATAACAATAGACTGGAGTCATGTCAAGAATGCGGTAAAGAAGCATCTTGCCATCATGGGCAAAAGGCAGAAGAACCAGGAAGGAAACACTGCCTTTGCAGGAATCACCCTATCAAGTGCGGAAGAGGACGTGATGAAGCAATATATCAATGCCGCCGTGGAAACCTTTGCTGGAGAAATGGCGCAGCTGGTAACCTATTATGATAGCGGTGATTTTCTGATATTTAAGATAAACAATTCACGCTGGGCAGGGACAGAGACGAGCGTAACGGTTCCATTCGAAGGGAGTCTGATAGGCTATGTTGTGGCTTACGTGGCAAACGCCGTACTGGGAATGAATTATCCGGAGCTGGCAAAGAAGTATGAGAGCGACATGACCAATCATCTGAATGCCGCCATCAAGCTGGTTTTCATCAAGACCGAACCAGAAAACAGCGGAGGTGGATATAATATTGATGGAACCTCAACGCTGGAAAACAGCGAGAATGGTGACGGATATGGTACAGACAATAATTACACGAAAATATCATTTACAATCAGTAAGGCTTTAGCTGTAGAAGCGGTAAAGAGCGAGACCTATATCAAGGGCAGCATTGACGAGGCTTCCAATCAGGGGGCTACGAAGCTTGGCTTCAATGAGACTGCGGGAGATATAGAAGTACACGAACGCAAGCTTTCTAAAGACTTCGTGAGAGGAGTAGAAAGACTAAAAGCCATATATGTAGACTTCTTCATTCCTGATCACAAGACAGTTGGCGATAATGCCATTGGCGCAACGTACAATTCGAGTACTGGAGACGCAAGCATCATCATCGACGTACAGAGACGATTAAATGGTGCGCTGACCGATGCCATTGCCAACTACTCTCAGGAATACGTGGAAGATTACATGTGCTATCAGTGGTGGATTGGTACTGGAATGCAGAAGCAGGCAGAACCATACGCTGCATTGATGCGAGACTTGGAGGAGAGAATCAAGAAGACTTTCACTATTTCAACACCAATGAAGTCGAGTGCCGAATACTCCTCTATCAGCGGCAAGATCTGCAACGATGACGGAAGCGACTTTACTGGTGAAGAATCTTAAACAAAAATAACGGAGGAAGAGAAAATGATTATCAAATTCCAATTAATCAAGTCGCTCATCATAGAAGCGGCAGAAGAAACGACCTATCTTAAAGGTCAGATAGACAAGCATACGATGCAGAATGCGAGTCAGGCATTCGTGGCAAGTGAGACCGCAGGAGAAGAAGCCTTATCCAAGCGCATCTTTGAGCATGACTTCCATACTGCACTGGAGTTGCTTAAAACCATCTTCGTTGAATACCTTGCGGTGAGTGCTCAAACCATCGGCGACAATGCCATCTACTACAATGACAAGCAGGATGATATCGTGGAGTTCAACCTTGAAGTATCTCGCAGATACAACGGAACATTGACAGACACGCTGGCAAGGCTCTGCTCCAAGTATGTTGAGGACTACATCATTCAGCAGTGGTGGCTGAAGACAACCAATCAGAAGCAGTCAGAACCATACGTAAGTATGCTTGCCGAGGATGCACAGAATATCCGCAAGTGCTTCGTGTTGTCCCGTCCGCTGGTACCGAAGGTTCCTTATTCTTCCACATTGACCACCAAGGTTGACGGAAGCGACACGGACGGTGTCGTTGCAATAGCAGTAGAGAACGACGAGGTAACCCTATCCTACTCTATTGACGATGGGGCTATTGATGATATTGAGGCAAGAAGCAGCGACCCTTGTATCTTGGAAGTTCACAGAACGCAGGAACCTCATACCTTCTGGCTGAGACCGATGAACACCGGAGTGGCTTACGTGACATTATTCTCACGTCACAGCGACAAGCTGAAAACGGAAATAGAAGTAACCATAGCAAAGGAGGTATAAGATGGAGTTCAATTCATTACACCCTACGCATTTCCTCAGAGAGAAAGGATGGAAGCCTGAGCCAAATCCTTTCCTTCCGAAACCTCCACGTCCTGCCCATGTGTATTTTGACAAGCACATCTTTATCTATTCCAACCAACTTTGGTATGATATAGATGCAACAACCAACATGATGGGCAGAGTAAGACAGGAGAGCGACCCGAACATAGCGAATACCATTCCGACAAGTGAAAATACGCAGGAAAGACCACTTTTCTATAGATGGTTTGATAAATATCTCAAAAAGGTAGAAGGTCTACTTTCTGCCTACGTCATGAAACCGCAGGGCGCGGTAAGAGACAATGCCTTGAAGGAATGGGATGAGAAGGAAATGTGGCTGAGAATGCCAGATTACTGGGACGATGCAAGACTGGACGAACTGGTGCAGGCAATACATCATTATATATCAACCGGTGCTCTGTATGAATACTTCCTGCTGACATTGACAAGTAAAGACCCGCTGACCGTTGACAAGGCTACACAGCTGGAAGACGACGAGCTGGAGATTCTAGACGCAGCCAATGCCAGCAAGCCGGGTGGAATGATTCATACATTGAAGCCATTTGGATAAAAAGGAAAGGAAGGCTTATGGAAGATTTAGAATATGACGAGTTTAAATCGGTAAGGGAATTTCAGAAGGAGAAGAAGGAAAAAGCCAAGACCATTCTTCCGGCAAGGAAGAGTGCGCAGAAAGAATATATCAGAGATTTCTTGGCAAGGAATCAGGCAAAGTTTGAAGAGTGCATGGATCAGCTGGCAGAATATGACCCTAAGACATACGTCACCATCTACAAGGACCTGACCAAACACATGATACCTAAGCAGAGTGAGGTGAGCGTGACGCATGGACTGGACGAAGACTTCAAGCAGCTGGCAGCACTGGCACAGACCAAGACAGACAACAATGCCTTGGACGTTACGCAAGTTCCGCAGATAATGGATGCGGATTTTGAAGAAATAAAGGAGTTGGGCGATGGCATTAGTTAGAGAAGTAGATATTGACAAACTCGTTGCCGAGAACAAAAGGCGATACGATGAGATTTATGGCACCTACGACCCTTGGACGGGCGAAGGCTGCTATGATTTCGAGCATCGTGAACTGCTGGAACTGCCCGACTTCATGATTCCGAAGATGTGGGTCCCCAAAGAATGTATGCGTACCTTATTATATAGGGGACTGAAACAGCTTGGCAGCATGAAGGAATACATCATCAGAGTATGGGGCAAGCAGTATGAAGAGAAGAGCTATTACACCAGACAGCTTAAAATGGTGCTCACCTTCGAAATCATGAAAGTCAGATTCAGAGAAGACCCCGAATTTGCCCTTTACGCTACAGACAAGATTGAGGATAAGGTAAGCGGTGACATGATACCTTTCAAGCTGAACTATCCTCAGCGAAAACTCTTGAAGATATTTGAGGACTTGAGAACCAGCGGAAGGGCTATCCGTGTAGTTATCCTAAAAGCCCGACAATGGGGCGGTTCTACCCTCACCCAGCTTTACATCAAATGGTTGCAGGATTTCAGAAAGGACGGTTGGAATGCTATCGTACTAGCCCAGCAGAAGAACACAGCAAAGAAAATCAAGGCGATGTATCGAAAGGCTTTGGAGAACCAACCGGGATGGACGATTGGCAGACCAGGAGCGAAGCTTCAATTCTCTCCTTACGAGAACTCACCAGACGATTTCCAAGTTACAGACGGAATGATGGCAATCCGAAGAAGTACACTGACCGTGGCTTCTTTCGAGAACTTCGATTCCGTGCGAGGTAGCAACTTCCACTGCGCCCACTATTCCGAGGTAGCTTACTGGAAGAAGACTCCAGAGCATGATCCTGAGGGTGTGATTTCGTCAATATCGGGTGGTATCAGAAACCAGGAAGACAATTTGGAGGTATTCGAGAGTACCGGCAAGGGTAATTCAGGATTCTTCTACGAAAAATGCCAGCTGGCGATGGACCCGAAGAACAATGATGCCTATTCGTTCCTGTTTATTCCTTGCTTCTTTATCGAACATGATATGGAAGAGGTGAAGAATGAGCGTGTCTTTGCAAGATGGCTATTGGAGAACAGAGACAAGAGCAGCAACCCGAAGGGCTACCGAGAGACTGGTAAGTTCTTCTGGCGAATGTGGGAAAAGGGTGCTTGCTTCCAAGCCATTGAGTGGTACAGAAACTTCCGCAACAAGTTTACCACCCATTCCTTCTGTGCTACAGAGGCGCCAGTGGACGAAGAAGACGCTTTCAGAAACTCAGGTAACCTGGTATTCAATCCGTACAGTATTGATGATTTGCAGAAGAAGTACAAGTGTGAACCGCTCTATACGGCAGACATCATCGTTGACGGGAACAAGAATGATTCAACAATTGATAAATCGAAGGTGAGCATCAGAACAGATGGTGACGGAGACTTGAAGATATGGGCAGTTCCTAACGTCCTGCAGGTGGAGAACAGATATTTGGTGAGCGTGGATATTGGCGGCAAGAGTACCACCTCTGACTATACCGTCATGACGGTGATAGACCGATTCGGAATGATTCCGACCGTCAAGGGCAAACCGAAGGTGGTAGCTAGATACAGAGGTCATGTAAGGCACGACAAGCTGGCATGGATGGCTGCTGCCCTAGCCCATTACTATGATGATGCCCTGCTGGTGATTGAGAGTAATACGGCTGACCGGGAGAAGAACAACAATACGGAAGGTGACCACTTCGGAAGCATCCTGAACGAGATTGCCGACTACTACGATAACCTCTATCAGCGAACCACAAGCCCGGAAGACGTGACCGATGATGTGCTAGCAAAGTATGGTTTTCAAACCAACAAACTGACAAAGGGATGGATAATTGACAACCTGGAGCAGTTTGTGGATGATATGCTCTGGGATGAGCCAGACAAGGAAATGTATCATGAGCTGAGAATCTATGAGCGGCATGATGATGGAAGTCTCGGTAATATCGCTGGCAACGGTAATCATGATGATGTGCTGATGAGTACGGCAATCGGTCTTTGGGTGAGTGCCAACGACATGGAGAAGCCTCAATGGAAAAAGAAAGAAAAAACAAGAAGCGGTGGTGACGGTGTACATACTGCTGCAAAAATATAAACAATAGAGCTATGGAGAGAAACTTGGAAAGAAAGACTTTGAGTTTTGGCAAGGGAATGACGAATGTGCCGAGTGACTTGCTTTCAGACGATTCAGAATTACTGGAGTCTGACGGCTTTATCTTTCGGGATGGAGAAATGAAACCTATTCAGAATCCTGTCAGGATTGGTGAGATTGCGGGGCAGAAGATCATGTACGTTCACAAGATGGCAGACTATGAGAACATCATTGCTTACGATGAAGACCGGACCATCTACTGGTACGTTAGAGGAAACAACGGAATCGAAATGCCGCCTAGTGGAGTTCATGCAAGTTTTGAAGTCGGAAAGGTGAGGGACATCAAGAGCATAGGCAATACGCTGGTTGTTGCTACAGAGGATGGCTTGCATTACCTTAAATATAAAGGAAACAAATACAAGGACCTTGGGACGGAGTTGCCTAAGCCGGAAGTGCATTTCTATATGTTTTATACTGGTAACGTTGAGGCAGACACAAGTATTAAATATGAAGGGTTCGTGAATAGTAAAGAACTCGAAATCCGATATGATGCGAATGGTGATGTATGTTATATTGAAAAGATAAGATACATCAAAAACAATGGTGATAACGCCGTGAGTAAAGTAACAGTCACGACAAACCCTGCAGCGAAAACAGAGAGATTTATGGGGTACAGCGTTACGGTAGATAACGAAAACAACAAGGACCTATTTCAGACAGCTGTAGTAGGTCATGTTTCTTCCATTATCAAAAAAGCAGAAGAAGATAATATTTTCTTGTTTCCGTTTTTCGTAAGGTCAGCGCTTAAACTGTTTGATGGAACGTACGCGCGAATTTCGAACCCGGTTATCTGCTATCCATGCGTAACAGCAAACTGCAATTCGCAGCTTCGCTCAAAGGCTGCACGCATCACGATGTATGGCTATACTCTTTCCTATTCCATTTCTATACCAGATAGTGACGATTGGAAAGATATTGTAAAGAACATCAGCCTGTTTGCAACCAAGGGTGTACAACCATTCAAGCTAGATAAAGACTGGAAGTTTGCCTATCCCGACGAAGTGTACGGAAAAGCATTTCATGACACCCTAAGTGGTGACATATACGAGAAATCTATATATTCAAGGTATAGTTCAACGGGCGAACCATGTATGCGAATCATGCCCGAATACAAGACAGAAGATGATATTAGGGAAGAACTTCTGGGTAAAACTGTGTTTTACAAGATAGAGCAGATAGGAATCAACTCTTCAAAGCTGAACGGCACTACACAGAAGGCAGAAATCAAGGACGGTGTTTTGTCCAATCTTGAGACACAGGAACAGCTGCAGAAAGATGATTACTACGGCTGGGCACACTACGTTTTTGACAAGATGTTTGCATACAACGGGAGACTGAACTCTTTTGGCGCAAAGAGAAAGCCTTTCGATGGATTTAATCATTTCACGGCTCTAGACGGAGAACCACGAAACGAATACAAATACTACGTGAAGATTGAAGCAAACTCCATGTCAACATGGGTAGAATCAGAGGCGGGCATCGGAAGGACATGTGCGCTGACCGGTTGGTTCTATTATCCTGACCCTAATGCGTCAGAGGTAATCATATATGATCCACAGCATCAGAGAGGAATCCGATTTGAGCTGCAACAGCATCCTCGTCTGAACGGCGCTTACCATTTCGGAAAACTGGAAAATTATGTAAGTTGGGATGCAAGCATAAGCATTCCTACAACTGCCAACGGTGCTCAGGAAGATTTGAACTCTCAGATATTCACGTCTGTCGTGAACAACCCGTTTGTGTTTGAAGCATCGGGAGACAACACCGTAGGCACCGGCAGAATATTGGGCATTGCAGCCAACACCGAGGCGGTAAGCCAAGGACAGTTTGGTCAATATCCATTGATTGTATTTACGAACGAAGGTATCTACGGTATGTCGGTAAATTCAGAAGGCTTGTATAGCGCCAGCCATCCAATTTCAAGAGAAGTATGTAATGAAGATTCACCATTTGTGCCTACAGACAGACTGGTATACTTTACGTCAAAGAGAGGATTGATGGCTTCTAGCGGTGGTCAGGTAGCCTGCATGAGCGAACAGCTGAGAGGAAGAACACCAAGAAACTTCATATCCGTGGGTGATGGAAAGTTCCTGGAGTTTTTGGCGAATTGTCTTATCGCCTACGATTATCGGGATTCCCTGCTGAGAATATTCAGCCAAGACAAGGACTACCAATATATATATAATATGGTAGACAAGACTTTCTCAATAGCGAATAGTGGAATAATGACAAAGGCGGTAGTGAATGATTATCCCGACAACCTGATTCAAGACATCGACGGAAATGTATATTCGCTCATGGCTAAGCCAGACATCAACGATGATACGGACAACTACAGAGGCTCCTTCACTACCCGACCTTTGAAGCTGGGCGGTAGCATGACCTTGAAATCACTGAGAGCGGTGAAGCATCTGTTTGATTCCGATAACGGAAAGATTGCCATGGAGATTTACGGAAGCAACGACTGCAAGCACTGGAACAAATTGATTTCGCTCGGTGGCAAGCCTTGGAAATACTTCACGTTCAAATATGCGTTGACGAACTTCAAGGCAACAGATTCCTTTGCAGGAAGCATCGTTGAAGTACAGAACAGAAGAGAAGACAAAATAAGATAAAATTCTTCTTCCATAAGTTGATAACATAAAAGAAGGCGGCTACTCGTGATGAGCAGTCGCCTTTGCAGTTAACTAAAAAATAAACTAAACCTATGAAACATTTTACGAAGAAATCCTATAGAATATCCTAACCAGAAGCAATATAGATGTAGAGTTCCATTGACATCATTCAACAGCATGGTAAAGAGAATGAACGGCATTGCCTTCTTGGCAGCCTCTTTCCACCTGCCGGTCTTTCCCCACATGATGCCGAATGCGGCAAAGAGAAACCCCGACAGTCCCATTGTCGGCTCTGTAACGAACATGGGCAGGAAGCTGGCTGCTACTGCTGCCACGAACGAAAGGGTTACATCTATCTTATTCTTTATACTCCAAAGCACCATCAGATTGATGAGCAGATGGAATAAGTTGACATGTAAGAAGCTGTAGACGAAATGATTTTCAATCGGGCAGCCCTGATAGAAGCCTACATGCTGCGTGCATAGAACCAGGCAGACAAGACTAAGAATCAGCTTGATCAGAAAGTTTCTTCTTACGAAGGTCCATTTCCCTATAACTCTTTCCATATCTTTTGCAATAATTGAAGATGAACATCATATTCTTTGGCTTGATGAAGAATTCCGGCGCTGGCTCACTCACCAAGAACTGACAGATGAACCAGAGCGATTTCCCAAGGAACTCTTTTTTCTGTGACATTTCCATCAGCTTATCATACAAGGAGTAATACATTCTCCTCTTGTTGGGCTTCATGTTGTCAACGGTTGAGAAATCGCCAACAACCATTTTTTCAAGCTTTCTGTACGCCTGCTTGGGAGATACATAATATCTCGGAGCTGGCGACTTCACCACCTTCTCGTATGCTTCCTGCTGTGAATGGCAGGTGGGGGCTATAGCCCGATACGCCTTCATCAGGTCATCCCTCTGTCTTTCAATCAGTTCGAAATTTGTCTTCGTCATAAACACGCTAGTTAAGATGGTGCAAATATACAATTTATTTAGATTCTAACCAAATAAGCGTATAAAGATTTAAATAAGTTTAATATTAGACCGATTTTCATGGCATTACGAAAGAAAAAGGTAGCAAAAAGTAAAATTAAACCATAAAATCATAACAAAATGAGAACAAAACAGGAAACACCTCTCTCGGAAGAGGAGAAAGCCTTAGTTATGGAAGGCTTATTGAGTAGGAAGATTTGGAGGTTCTATGAACTTCTAGCAAAGTGGGCACCCATACTGTTGATGCTTGGTCATTGGTATGGAGTATGGGACTATGGGCATTATCCCTAGACCTACCATCACAGATACCGACTACAACTTCTGGGATTTTGCAGTGACGATGAATAAGATGTACGCTGACCACATTGACGTGGTAGGTAGATGGTCAAAAAGCAACGAAACAACAAGGAAAAGGATTTCTGAACTGTCTGTCAGTTTCCTTTGCGACGAGTCAACAAACCACCCTACTGATAAAATCTGGTGGCACATGAATAGCTAGTTTGGAACACCGCAAAACGTATTGGGAAGTCATGTAACTTTGTAGCCATTAATCAAAAATAAATGATATATGGCTGAAATAATTCATACATTCTTGCAAGAGCACCTGTATAGGTCGGCATTAATCATTGCCATCTGTATGGGTGCTCTTATCATTTCTATGGGCGTGGACCTGTTCTTCGGCATCAAGAAAGCGAAAGAGAACGGACTGGCTACAACAAGTACAGGATTCAAGAAGACTTGCGACAAGGCAAGGAAGTACTTCTCTCCTTTCATGGTGACGGTCTGCATAGACCTGATAGCCTGTACGATTCTCCCCTTCCCGATTTTCTCCATGATTTGGGTTGGCTATTGCGTGTTCTGCGAGTTCGCGAGCGTAAGGGAAAAGAGCTGGCAGAAGGCTGAGATACGGAAGCAGGAGAAAACGGTAAGTATACTCCTGGAGAACAAGGAAGACTTGGCTAGGGCGTTTATGGAGATAATGAAGGAAGCAGACAAGGAGGCAAAAGGATGAAGATAACTAGAAAACAAATGGTGAATTCTGTAGGATATGTTGATAAAGTTGACATTCTCCTGCATTATATCAACATCTATCTTGATGTCTTTGAAATCAATACTCCTCTGAGAGCAGCACACTTTATGGCACAATGCTGTCACGAAACTGGCGGTCTGAAATTCCTGAAAGAGAAGGGCAATTCCAAGTATTTCAAGAAATATGAGCAGGGAAGACTCGGCAAGATGCTTGGCAATACTAAGGCTGGAGACGGTGAGAAATACAAGGGTCGTGGCTTGCTGCACCTTACTGGCAGAGCCAACTACAAGGCTTATCAGAAGTCTGGATATTGCAAGGGCGACATCATGGAGAATCCGGAATTGCTGGAACAACCGATTGGTGCCATCAAGAGCGGTATGTGGTGGTGGATGAAGCATAAACTGAATGCTCTTGCCGACAAGGATGCCTTTGAGGCGATCACCAGAAGAGTGAACGGTGGAACAAACGGACTGGAAGACCGAAACAGATGGCTAAGAATTTGGAAAAAGGAGTTATGCGCATGAAATGGTATGATATAAGGTTTTGGAAATGGGCGTGTATAGCCTTGGTTGTTGGTATTATCCTGCTAGCCTTTACTGGCTGCAAGACGAAGGAATACATCAAGGTTCCCGAATATCACACGGAATACATTGTGAGAACCGACACTGTTGCCAAGACAGACAGCGTATACTTAAAGGATTCGGTGTTTGTCTATCAGAAGGGTGATACGGTGGTGATTAGCAAGGTTGCTTATCGGGACCGCTACCATAATATATATAAGGTGAAGCTTGATACTATCTTCAGGCATGATTCTATTGAGGTTCCTGTGCCATGCGAGCGGACACTTACCAAGAGAGAGCAGAGATTAATGACTCTGGGCAGATGCTATATCGCCTTTCTCTTCTTAGTGGTTGTATGCGGAATCGGCTTCATCCTTTGGTACCACAATAAAAAATGCTAGCGTATGGCTGAGATTAGTGAAGAACTCAAAATGATTGATTCGCTCCTGATGGAATTTCATGAGCGCATTCAGAGTGGAAGATGCCTGACCAGCAAGCTTCAAAATAGCATGAGGTTGAAGTTCTTGCACGAAATCGCCAACAAGGATGAACCGATCAGCAAGGCTGAGGCTTGCGATTATGTCCGTGTTTCCAGGGCTACCTTTGACCGGTTGGTCAAGGAAGGAAGACTTCCAAAAGGACAGAAGCGCAAAGGATGGACCGAACTGATTTGGTATGAAAAGGATTTGGATAAATACATAGATAAGTTGATTTAATTTTACTTTTTTAGTTTTTCACAGGTTTTAATTTTATTATGTTAATTGTCTTTGACGAAAAAATCCCCACTCGGCTGTGATAGCTGGGTGGGGATTGTGGGTTAATCGCCAAGAATATCCTTGATTTTCTTTTCGATGAACTCATCTTTATTAGAGCATCAATGTCTGGTAACTCTGCATCAACTTTGTCTTCTTGCATTTTTGATGTAAGCATGCCAATTACCAGTTTCGTCCAAGGACTATTAGCCATATCTGCCAATGAATCCTTTTGGCTTTCATAGGCTTTCTTCAACTCTCCGTTATCACGGAAATATCTGAGCACTTCCGTCAATGCCGCAACAAAGTTTTTGTCGTGCATTGGGTTGTTCTTTGCTTCTTCCAGTTTTATCATTAGGAAGAGTAACGATGAATGTAAATCTGTTTTGTTCATAACTACTTATATTGTTAAACTAATTTCCTTTTTGATACGATGGTCGAACTTGTTGCGGTATTTACACTTTCTCGAATCTTCACAGAACGTAACACAACCATACTTGTTATAAGCTTCCTTAAACTTCGCTTTCCAGTAAGGTGTGCGTTTACCTTTCCACATCTAGGGCATATCCATCCTTCTTGTGCCATATTCTCTTATTTTTATCCTCTCCCTGTTGCCAAGGAGAGGGTGGTTAGTTACTTATTCGCAAATAATAGCGAGCTGACCACAGGCTGCACCATTCTCGATTTCAGCCTTTGTTGCGATGGCTACAGCATAATCGTAGCCCATTGCATCCAATTGATTCTTAATTCCTGTCATTGCTTTTAAATTTAAAATATTTATACTAGATTTACACCTTCAACAACACCATTGCCGAGGTGATTTTTCTCTGAGATATTGTTAGGATTGATAGGAGACAGCTTCACGAAGAAATGTTGCTTATCAAACCACTCCTTCAGCTTTTCTGCATCGAAATCTGATATATCAACAAGAGTAAGGTTGATTGTCGTTTTCAGATTACTCTGTGTGCGTATCTGACCTAGCTCTTTGATGGACATCTTATTCTTGTATGGAATAAGCCAATTACGCTTCTCATCATCGAATGAGTGAAGACTTATCTGGAGAGTGATGTTTCCATTAATGAATGAAAAATCACTTTCTTTGATACCAATCGTTGATATATAGTGATGAGTGTTAGGATATTTCTCCGTAATAATGCGGATAGCCTCCTTAACAGCATCAATATTGAGGAACGGTTCACCCATGCGAGTATAGTTAATCTTGAACTCTTTTGCCTTAGTTGGGTCTGCTCCTCCAGCATGGCTGATAGCGAAATCAACCTGTGCTACAATTTCTTCCGCTGTAAGGTTGCGATAACGCTTCATGTTTCCTGTTGCACAGAATTTGCATCTTACTGGGCATCCACTCATTGTTGATACGCCAATCATCCAACGTTCTGTACGGTCACCAAGCTCGTTGTTATCGAGCTTATTCTGATGTCTGCCTATTGCATCTTTGGTGTAATAAGGTAAGAACGTGTCTGTAGTTTCAACTAGAAAGCCATCTTCTAACTGAAGGCAATACACGACACCATTTTTAAATATTTTCTTTCTTAATTCCTTCATATTCCTTATATTTATATCCCATAAGGGATGGTTAAATGAGAAGCAAGCGATGATAAAATAAAGTGCTTAATTTTAAAAATATCATTTTGTTTGCTTGCTTCTCGAAAATTATTATTATCTTTGTACCGCTTAATTTTAAAAATATAAACGATATGAAGCATTTAGTTAAATTAATGTTCAAGCCAAAGAAAATGTGCTGTAACTGATGAACAAAGTTGATACTAGCAA